AAGACCTCACTAAACTTCTTTTTGCCGTAAAACATATACTCAATCAAAGCACTCTGAGTCGTGCTGAGCATATGCCCATCAATGTTCCGATAGTTTCGGCATTTCGTCCAATTTATTATATCCCGAATTAGATCTTCATCCAGGACCCCCACAATCGTTCCTTCAAGTAGATGGGGTGTCCGCCCAAGGAAGCTTGATTCGGACAATGTAACAAATGGTCGCGTGACTTCTTTCTTGTCAATATCGGTGTAGTTAACTCCATGCCTTTTAAAGCACTCCGACAAGGCGATATTATTGAAGTCATTTTTAATCGCATCCGAAACAGAAATCCAAATGTCATCACCATAAACCAAACAATCAACGTTCTTTTTAAACGAAGCGTACGTTGCCTCTTTCTTCTGTTTGAGCATAATGTCACGATAGGCCATGTACACATACATGTACATACAGATGGTATTAACTACAACAGTTAATGGTTGACCGGATGGACTGCAACACATAGTCTGGAATACCGTATTATAGGCCACGTTGATGCTATCCGTAACTTCAGCTCTCAAGGCTGATCTCATGATCTTATACATTTTGTGTGTTTCTAAATTTTTATCATACTGTTCATACCAAGCATTGATAATCGTATAAACTGAACGCACAAGTTCGGTTGGTAAGGTGGGCCCAAAGTTCTTTACATCCCCACAGATGATGTTATTATGCCATCTCAATTTTTTAACCATTTTCTGCCAGTCAGAGCCGAGACAATTAACACCCACAGCTGAAAAGCCATCAAGCGCGTGGTCGTAGAAGGCCGCAACAAAATCCATCGTCAATCGCCGTGAAGCTATAGTATGTTCAACGGGTCCAGCTTGGATTAACCTAGGCTTATCAATCTTAGCTTCACTCTTCCTCTCATCTTTGAGGACGCAATGGAACACAGTTGGAGGTGCATTCCCACTCGCACGCATCAGATTGTAATCCTCATGAATTCTTCGCAAATTTTCATCAGTATACATTTTCTTCTTCCCCGATGTCTCCTGAATTGAGATAAGTTCTCGTTTGCTCGTAAACTCATAATTAAGGGGGAAACCTGTGCTTGTGTTTAGGTCCATACCAGGCATATGCTTAACGAGGGGATTACCCATAACAGCTTCATCAAAGCTCCGGAAGCCATGAACTTGTGTCCGGGGAACATTCGTTGAAATAATGTCATTTTTAATGCAATCCAAAGCGTGATCAATCTCATCTCTTGACCAAGTAACTGCTGGATTATTACCTCCCACAGCCTCGGCCATCTTTCCAACACCTGGTACTTTTTCCCCATCTGTCAAAAACCTGACAGGCTTCTTAGTTGGCTCACCGAGAAGATTGTACATCGGCGATTTCTTAATTTCAGACCACACTGCATGTCGGACTGGCACCTGAACATTCCCAACATGGATCAAATATTCTTTAAGCGGTAAAATCGCATTACTCTCTGCAACATGTGACCCCCTCACAACCTCCTGAAAAGTACCAACAAAGCCTGAAACATCCATTGTTAAATCCTTAGCCCCAATGACCTCTTTCTTCTCAGAAAATGCTCTCAATAGGTCCTGAGTGATCATTTGCGATATTCCGAGCCCATCCCACCATTCCTGGCGCGTAGCCACATGTAAACCAATGATTTTATTTTGGTTATTATCAATCAAAAGTGACATGCACGCCCCTTTGAAATAATTATCCTTGAGACCAACGCGTGAGAAATCGTAACCAAAGCCATCGACATATGATTTTTCCTCATAAATCAATTCGTCCACAAATCTCTTGATTGGCATTGACGGAACAAATGTGCGATCTTTCACATTGTAAAAGGCTGCATGAGTGGAATAATCCGGTAGGTGGTCAATTTCAATAAAATGATGGATGATATCGCGAGCAGGTGGAACTTTATGCACATTGACAAGTGTCAAGTCAAGCTCACGCTTATTACCATCCTCATCATCCGTGCTCACAATGACCCCTTCAAGGTCACCTACGATCACATCAAAATCAATGTCGTGCGCTGTAATCCTCGCTTTCCCACATCGCCCAAAGGTCTTAAAAGCATGCGTTGTCATAATGCCTAGGCTTCCTTTCACCATCAGGATATACGTGATTAATATCTTGCCTTCAAAATTGATTTCGATCCGATAATAATTTTTCGAAACCACATCTTGGATGTTAAATATGTGGCCATCAGCACGCATCGCCCTGCCCGCTTTCTTAGTGTTGTCATTATTCTTTCCTTTACCTCTAGTATTTCTTTGCGGATACGTAGAACTATCTGAATCTTCCTTATCCCCGCGTTTCCTTAGATTTTGATAAACGTTATACAGGGTCCGGACCGCAACCAGGGCCGCATAAATCTTCGTAGCGGTTTTGAAGGCACCACCAAGCACATCAGTATAAAAGAGAGTGTCTGTGGGCAAAGCAGCATTATATTGAATATGCTTTCTCGCTAACTTCACGTTGTATTCAGGCGAATCGATGCAACGAGGACATGTCGGCCAAAAAAGTTGTAATGTATCCTCTTCATCAGGCATTTTCTTCACCATTTTGAAGAGTCGGCCACATGGTATGATGTCGGTAAAAGCAAATTTGTCGAGATCAATTGAACAAGCGCATGGTATCTTGTTCGGGTCCCAACCCTCAAGCGTCAAGTTAATAGGAATGCCAAACTTCATGCATTCAAGACACTCGAGATCGAAATAACCTTTGCCGATACGTATGCAGCCTTTCTTATTATCGAACTCAGCAAACAGCAAGCCTTTCAGTCCATCTGCTTCCTTTTGGCGATAATCAGCCAGAGTTTCAGACATATGGGACACTCCGCCATTGTAAATGTAGTCGCGGGCCTCATATTCGGCTTTCACTGATCTTTGATGTTCGACAGCCATTCGAATGGGCTCTTCAAGGCCTATCAATTGGCATACGCATGTTCTTTTGTGTGTTCTATTTTTTGTTTTCCTCTTACCTGTTTTGTACTTAGTTGAAATGTAGTGAGCAACGGTTGAAGCCGCCGCCACACCAAAGTACTCAATCCAAGTATCAGCCCGATCTTCATTTTCGAGCACACGATTTTGCACCTCCTCAACAAGTTCTTCAATTGGTGTAAACACGAACTTATGGGTGAGCAGCTCAAATGGTTCGAAGGTTGTCTTAGCAGTATGAATCTTTGGCCCAACTCCTTCGAAACGTTGTTGGAAATCCAAACGAGCATGCCCCGTGATACAAATATCATAGGGTTTATGTTCATTGCGCGACAGCAGTTGTTGGTGGGCCAAAACTCGACGCTCATAGTTTCTCCATTCTGCAACCTGGTATTCACGGAATTTCTCGACAATCATGGGTTTCCATACTCTCAAATAGGTGGGGTGACCAACGACAGTCCCAGTCATCACATCAAGTTCATTGACAATAATATGTTCTTCGTCTCTAATTAAGTCAACATTGACTGCCCTGCAATCCCCACATCCCATCCCTTTGGCCGAAGTTGTTATGCCACGGCACCTCTGACAATAATTAAATTTGGACGATAAATTGAACTCAAGCAACAAGTCCCGACGTCGAAAAGCTGCCTTTGGGCATCGTAAGTCATTGTGGGTGGGCATTGCCTGATTAGAAGCAATGGCAACAAGTCGGGGGTGCACACATCTCTGCTTGTCAATGGTATCGGAGAAATTTCCGACATAGACGGCCGATGACTTCAAATTAATCAATTCAGCGATGCACGTAGGTTCAGCCTCATTGATTATGTTGAAGTCATCATACTTGATCACCAGTTTCGTCTCATTCCAGCCATCCATCCATTCGGTGGCCGGAGATTTTGTAAATATCGGATCCCCAATGACTTTAACATCCATTGCTGACACAATTTCATGTATGATGTAATCAAGTTCAAAACTCTTTCCAACCCCTGGATCCCCGCAAACGTAAAGAACATACGGCTCAAATCTTGTAAGCGGTTTATTCGCACTCTGCACGCACTTATTCGCAAGCCTTGATAACTTAACATGAGCTGTTATCATTTGCATGTAAAGATCCCTCTGATGTAACCTCATTGTTGGCAAGGTCGCCTTCATCGCTTCACCATATTCGTACAATTCAAAAATGTAATCCGTGTATTTTTTAGAGGCCAAAATCGAGACCTCAAATTTCGCGTTCGTAACCTCACCCACGGCTAAGACATATTCCCGCATCTTATCGGAAACAACTTTACTTGTGACTACTTTAAACAAGACATCATCAGGATAAAAGATAGCATAAAGCCGATTGAGTGCGATCTTAACCCCCTCAACCAAAGCCTCAAGAAGAGCGAACATCTTCTCAGAAAGAGAAACTGCTTTAAAAAGTGCCCCAATCTTACGGGCCATTGGATCTGATTTACCAGGCAAAATCCCAAAGAAGTCGCAAACACATGACCAAAATGAACCAACAACGGGCTGGTCTTCGTGGTGGATGTCACCACGATCAGTAATTCTAAAAGCTAATCCCCATATCTGTTCCGCAAATCCCATAACCGTAGCTAAACTAACCTTCATTAATGAAACTGGAATAATTTTAAGCAGCACAGAGGCTGTTGAAACTGCAAAAGTTGTTATTGATGGATTTACCAAAATCTGAAGAAGTTGTAGAGCGACATCAGCATACTTGCATAGTCGCTCATCTGATTTAATAAAATCCTGCATCGTTCGCATTAAATCACTACTGCCATCCACTGCTCTCCCACCTTTGTAAAGAAAAGATCTCAATGCTTCATTAGTTTCTGCAAATTCAGACGTGATATTATCAAGCTGTTCTGTAACATCCGGGAAGAATAACCCATCAGGTCGATCAACCTTCCTGGACGTTGGTGTTGGTCTAAAGTTTCCAATATAAGGCACATTATCAACAGAATCTGTTATTCGTCTTGGGCATCCATTGAAGACATACATGGAGACATCATCACCGAGTGCGCGATAAATTTTAACGGTCAAATGCGCATCCGGGCCGGAAAAACGTATGAAGCATGACCCAAGGCCTTTCTGGGGATCTAACATCGGCTCAGCGAGCAAATAAGATGAATTCCAGGCATATCTCCCCAGGTTATAATGAGGGAATTCAATAGTATTAACATTGTTTTGCTTCATCGAAAACTCTTGTATTGCATACCCATTAACATCCGCCGGAATTAAACCCACCTGGCCAGCGGGATCAAAAACCATCCTTGTGTTAGGCACATGGGCCACTGTCATCGTGATCTCATTCAGGGCCGCAAGGTTTGTTGAAGTGACGACAATTGTCCATCGTATCGAGCCACGTGTGAATCTGAACATATCAGCAATCTTCGTAATTTTATTCGTTCGCATCCAAGGTTCGGTATTTTCACGGAAAACGGGTGCCCCATAAGAGATGGGTAATTCAAGATTCCAGATGTTTGGTCGTATTGTTGTGCCATTTGTGGAAACTTGTATGACGTTCCACAATTCAAACCTCCTCAACATGTCTTTCAAATTATCATGTTTCTCGCCACCATTCTCAAGCACAATAAACTGCTGCCCAGTTGGGAATAAGTCAATGATCTTTGGAGCATCCTCAAACCTAAAATCTTCTCCGTTAACAAGCATATCAGGACGATCAGCTTGGACGGCTGGTATTGGTCCAGGTATAATAAGGCGAGTTGTAG